AGCGAGTGTTTAGTTTTTGTACCCGAAGCGTACACTTATATTTAACCATAATCTTATCTTAATGAAAATGGTACACACCGAACACTAATGTAGAGAATGCAGAACCTATATAGTTGTACATCATAGTGTGTAAATCAATGAAAAAATTATTCGCTATATTATTGTTGGCAGGAGTAAGTTCCCCTGCTATGGCTAACTTATCGATAAGACATCAGTCCAGTTTGCAGCATACAGTGGACGCTCAACAGGCAACATATTCAAGATTAGGTAACTCTTACTCTATATCTGGAACTAACGTAACGACATCTCATACTGCATCAGGTGCCTCTAGTGCTACCTCAAACGGTATTGGAATCAACAGTTATGACTCCACAACAGGTGTTGCAACAGTAGGTTCTATCACAGGAACACAATCTGGATCAGGTAGTTTCTCCTTTGCTCAGTCATTTACTAAGGGTGACATAGCAGGTACAGCATCTGAATATTCAGACTTCGGTAGTGTATCAATTACATCTGCAGGAACTCAAAACAGTTCTTCTAATGCACCAGGTACTATAACTAATGCTCACGGAATCACCTTAACAGGTACAGGTAACGTAGGTACTGCTACAACAGGTCAGTTCGTAACTGAGGTTACTGCGTTCTAGACATGTTGAGAAAGGGTATACATATAGTAGCACTAGGTGTACTAGCAAGTGCACCTGTATATGCTGTGCCCGTGGTCCCGAATTTTACACAAGGCTCGATGACGTCAAATACGCAGACGACTTCAAAAGTGACGGAGACGATAAATTCGATGGATTATAATACTGGGTACCAATTTTCGGTAACGGGGTCAGGGGTAACCGCTAGTGGTAATCTCTCACCTACTACTACTGATGCTAACGTGACTATTAACGGAGTGACTTCGACATGGACTGGGATCGACACAAAACCCACCTTCACACAGACAACACCAGGAGCAGCGTTTCAGTTCACAGAGACGTATCAAGCCCCAGGTCTTTCAAATCACACAATAATACAAAGAGTAACAGAGGTAACAAGCGTAACAGACACAACAAGTATCTTCTCTCAGTAGTCTTATGTTTGTCTCAACTTGCTAACGTCCCTACAGTTAAAGCAAGTGACGTAGGTGGTGTATCTGCTACTGCTAGTCCCATCGCGAATAGTAGTGGGTCAGTTACCAACCAGGCAATACAAGTTTTACAAGGTCCGTATATAACAAACACATATGGTAATGGGATACAGTGTCAAGGTCCTACCATGAACATAACCCCCTACGCTACAGGTACAGCATCAGCACAAAAACCATACGAAGCGTGGTGGGATTCGCCAGTGTACAACATGATTGACGCTAATGATGATGGTGTACCAGACAATCCTGGTGAAATTTTATACTTCACTCCAAACCGTACAGGGCAGAAAGATAACTATAACATAAGCATAGGTGTGAGTGCTACATGGTCTAGACCATTAGATAAAGAACTACAGCAGCAATGTAAAGATGCTGCTGCAGCAAATATCGCATTGATGCAACAAGCACACGCTAATAAAAGACTTGACTTTGAGATAGCCAGATTGAAAAATTGCGGAGAATTGTTAAAACAAGGTATATCCTTCCATCCAAAGTCTCCTTACTATGCTGTGTGTGCTGATGTTATGGTCAATGGTAAGAACGTTATAACACCTCATACGCATGAAATAGATACTATTTCTTTCTCGACTTCTTCTGAATCTTTAAAGGATCTAAACCTTTCGATTGGCGATATCGATTAGCAATAATCTCACTCTTTGATAACTCACGATGCTTTCCAAGTTTCTTTTGGATTGTAGTTGTGAGTTTTTTTATGACTGGTTTGATTACTCTTAGTAATAATGGTGTCGCTGCTGCTCCTGCTGTTGCGACTACTGCTATTGCTACGGTAGTGGTCACTTGATTTGGTGCAGGTAGATACTTATCAGCAACAGTAGTTGCCTCATACAATGTCACACAGGTTTTACCGTCAGAACTAAGTTCGTGACCTATAACTTTCTCATCCCCAGACTGTGTGATATCACCAACTCTTAGTTGTGCAGGACCTGGACAAGGAACTTCACCACCTACATCACCAGTATCAGGAACCTCAGGTGGTTCAACTTCTGGTGGCGGTTCAACTTCTGGTACAGGTGCTTCTCTTGTAATTATTAATTGCTCTGGTTCATAATTCATTGCATCATAAGAAGGAACCCCTGCATCGCAGTAAACTACGACACCATCGGGGTCATCCTTCTCTAGATTTTTGTTCTTCATTATACTGTTACTGTTCTGCTCATGTGCTTCTACACATCCAGGTATATCAATAACAGGAACCCCTATCATATCAGGACTTGCTACTGGTCCGTAGATAGGGATTGCTTGAGGGGGATTATCAGTCAACCATGATGGTGGCATAAAAATCGTTGTTGTTCTAATTGTAGGAACATTGCCACCATTTATCACTATAGTGGGGATTGTCATTAGCAGTCCTTACTCATTTCCTCTGCCATATTACCACCTATCTCTGCACCTTGGTTACCACCAAACATTGCTACCCATCCTGCTGCTACCCATCCTACGAATGGTATAGTGCTAAGACTAGGTGCTGCTGCTGCACCAATACTAGTACCAACTACTCTACCTGTACCTTCTCCTGATCCTATTGCTTTGATACATGCGATTCTTTCAGCACCTATCTCTGCTGCTTGACCTTGAGTCAAACCTGGTGGATTGTCTATCCAAGATCTGTTGTTAGATACAGGACCGCCTTGGTTAGTTTTACCATCCATAAAGTACTCTTCAGTGATTTGAGTAGTATTGTTTGCTAAACCTAAGAATCCTGCTTTCTCTTTAATATCTTTAGTAATGAATGCTTTCTTGGGATCGTTTGCTGAATATGAAATAGCATATCCTTCATCCGATACACTTACTTTATATGATGTATAAGGACCTACAGGTAAATCCACTGATGGTAGTGGTGCTTCTTTTGTTCTTGTTGCAATATAACCTATCATTCCCAGATGTGAGACAGCGAATAAACTGCCTACTACACCGAATGATATCCACTTCCACTTATTCATTTTCCTAATGGACTAGTTGGGAGAGGTAATGCAGGACCTGTTACATCTGGTAATGATCCACCTACCATACCTGGTATGGCATCACTTACAGCAGACATAACCTTTTCTTTGACCGAATCTACGATGGCATCCTTTTGTGTATATAGATATACACCACCGCCAACAACGGTAAGAGATACAACGCTAGACGCAATAGCAAGTACATTGATAATTTTTTGCATGATGTTTATTTGTCAGGGACGATTTTAACAGGACCTGATTCGATCCTTATTGTTTGTGCAGGTGCAGTTTCTGATGCCTTAGCAATAAGAAACTCCATATCCTTTTTGGATATGTTTGCATCTCCACTGCCATCACCTTTCTTTTTCTTACCTGCTGCTTGGACGCCAAAAGTAGCTAGCGTGCCTGTGAACACCGAAGCTATGAAAGTTGGATCCAGTTTTTGTTCTGGTATTTTAAATGACTCTGGTAACTTAACGTATGCCAAAGTTAAAATTCCTGCTGACCACACTAACACTGACAACCTCACGAAAGTAGAGAGGATTGCAAGTTGCTCGTCTTTGTCCTCAGCAGCATCTTTTAGTTTACCGATTAAACCTTTTGGTTTCTCTTCGATCTTTTTTGTTTCTGCCATAATTTTAGTGCTCTACATTATTATCTATACAATAAAGATTTCCGCTTATTGAGATGCGTGTATTGTCTGTTGTATAGAATGGATTGACTCCATGGTTGAGTCTGGCGGGAAAGAATGCTATCTTCCATTCCCAAGATTTATCTATATGTAAGTATCTTGTATCTAGTCCTCCTAATGCTGTATTATACTGAAACATAAAAGATGCAGTTTCATTTTCATTTGCAACATATCGTGCTCTCTCTTTTTCTAAATCATATGGTATTTGAACCCAGATTACAAAGGAGAATATTCCACTGTGTATATGTAGAGGATTGAAATCATATTTCTTTTGATAGTTTACCCATAGTCTTTGTAGTTTAAAATCAGATGTTTCAATATCTCTCATGGTCTCTGCTACACCCATAGCAGGTTGAAAACCAAACTGTTTGATGTATTCGTATGAAAGACAACGAGTGAATGCACTAATCTCTTTAGTCAAAGGTAACGTCCACTCTTCTTGTAAGTGACCCCTTAGACTTGTCCTAGCATCTGTATCAGAGTTCTTCACTAATGAATCCATACTACCTCGCAGTTCTGCTGCTACAGCAGATGGAACCTCTGCTGTTAGGTATCCAGGTGAGTTCAACCAATGAACATCATATGAAAAATTGCTCATTCTGTAGTTCGTTTCTTTCCTATATTATATTTTGATTCTAGTGTCCACTCACCCTTCTCTTTAAATGCTATAACTTTGATTTGACTTAAAGGTGCGACTTCTTTTATATCAGTTTCTTTTACGATCTCTACAAGACCCCAATCAGATAGTAGTTTAATAATTCTATTTCTTCTTTGTACATCATTGTCTGATAGGTTTGCTTTCTTTCCGTCTAATGCAAATAGTTCTTTAAA